GCACCGCCAGTAGCCGCACCAAGAGCAACAGTACCACGAGTAACTGCAGCATTTGCTAGCAATCCTGTTGGAACGTTTGTACCAAGAGTAGTAGTTTGACCGGGGCCAACGCCTGATAATGGAGTAAAGCCCATGTTGATCGTGCCAGAAGTACCGGCAGTTGTAACGCTAACTGAAGTAACTACAGCGTTAGCTGGGAGAACAAGGGACTCACCACCAGATACGTTAGTTACGTTTGCTGACNCTGCTGCATTAGCAATATAGAAAGGTGTATACATACCCATTGAACCTGCTTGAGCAGTACGAGTTGAATCACCACCTGTTGAACGCCATACGGCGGAGGTTGTTGATGTTGTCATAACGAATTGTCCTTCATACAAAGATAAACCTGTTAATCGTGTATGCGTCTGCTGGGGCAGTTTAACAGGTCATTCACCCAGTTTGCACAATATTACTACTATTTAAAATTAATGCAAGTAAAAAGCCCCCGAAAGGGCTTGATTTAGAAAGGCATTGTAATGCTGTGCATCCGTTTAACAGTTTTAACCAAATCATTGGTTGCTGAATCGCTAATAAACTTGTTCATTTCAATAGCTGCATCAATAACTTCCGCAGTTGTAGGGAACTTTGGCGCTAAATCTGCTGTTTTTTTACTGGTTTTATCGGCTAATTCCCATATTTGTAACTGGGCTTTGTACTGGTTTTCCAAGAATTCTTTGGCAGTTGTAAGCAGGGAATAGCGTAATTCAAATGGATTGTTCATGTAAAACTCCTAATTGTGTGTATTGTGTGTATGAGCAAGTGCTCAAATTCTATTTTACCATAGAAAAACCCCGCCTTGTGAGCGGGGTCTAAACTGATTTACGTTTAATTTAGTGCTAATTAAGCACCTGCAGAACCATACATTCCTAGTGGATCTGACCAGCCGAAGCTGTAACGCTCACGAGACTTGTAACGAACGTTACCAGTATCGAAATCACCNTCCATAGAATTCTGGAGTGGTGTACGCTCAAAGTGCTTCATACCGTTTGGAACATCAGTTGTCAAGAACCATGCGTTTGTGTCGGTCAAGAAATGGTTAATTGCATAACCTTCTGGGATCGAGCCATTGTTTTTGAGTGCGTTGATGTCGTTATCGTTTGTACCAACACGCAATTCAGTTTCGAGCAAGCGAGTTGCAACGAACTGGAGTGCAGGTGGAACAACCAATTTACGTGGTTTAGCAGCGATCAAGAGTGAACGCTCATCTGTCCACAAGCTGATTTGAATAACAGCAGACTCCAAAGAAGTCTCATTCAAGTCAGATGGTGTTGAAGGAACGTTACTGTTTGTACCACCAGAAACCAAAGTATGTGTTGCAGAGAACAATGTAGTACCATCGCCGCCGTTGTAGCCAGCAGTAAATCCATTGTTCAATACAGCAGCAGCTTTAACTTGCTTGGTGTAAGCCATAGAACGAGCCAATGCCTTAGTATAACGAGCAGACAATGAGTCATACAAGTTATCTTCGATAGCTTCTTCAGTTAAGCTGAAGCCCATTGCAATTGTTTCATGGTTGTAGCGAGCGGTCCATGCTTCTTGACCGTTGTCGTAAGCAATTGCGGAGCCTTCGTTTTTAACTGGGGCAGCGCTGAAACCAGAAAGTTTGGTTTCTTCTTCGAATGAACGCTCAGAAGATTCAGTTTCGTAAATCTCTTTATGTTCTTCGCCGTATTTTGCATACTCAAGACCGAACAATGCGTTCAATCCGGGGAGCAACTCTTTCAGTAGTTGTGCACGAGAAATAGCCATTTAATGCTCCTTAAGCTGTGTAATCAACGCCGGTAAGGGCAGTTAATTGTGGGTTGTTGATCTTCACAATAACTTCTGGATAGAAGACTGTGCCGGTTGCGTTTGCATAAGAAGTGTCAGGAACAACAGCTACAACACGGAAAGGCAATGTTGTTGCATTACCAAGGGCATTGCCCGGTAATACGATAGCAGCTACTGAATCACCAGTAGTTGTAGAACCAGCAGTATACGAAGTTTGAGCTACGTTTGTGCCGATAATTGTTGCATTTGCACCAGTTACTACGCTTGTATTACCAGTAGTTGTTACAGCAACTTTGAAAGCGGCTGATGGATCTACTACAACATAAGCGATTGGGTTTGTTACGCCGCTTGATGGGCAATATTGAGCTTCAACAGTTTGACCTGAAGAGTTTACATATTGGCAACCTACGAATGTACCAACAATGGTACCTGTAGTAGTTGCAGCGGAAGTTTGAACAGTACCACCTGCGACGATTTTAACTGTNTCGCCGTTATAGATTGCTTGACCAGATGTAACTGGATACTGGAGAGTAGCGCCAGCATATGGTAAGCCATCAATACGGTTTACAGCTTTAAAGCCGTAGGGAGCGGATATGGTTGGATAAGCCATTTAAATACTCCTAAAGATTAAATTTAACTACCTTTACCAAAGCTAGTCGTAGATTTCCGCTCATTAAAGATTGGCATCCTTGGGTCGCTTTGACGCATTAAATTGTTATCTACAGCTTCAGTTTGAGATTCACTCTGTCTTGCATAATGTGCATTACGTTGTTGAACAAACTCTACTGGAGTTTTGCAAAGTAACAATCCACCGATTTCAATATTGTCCTTAAAGCGACTAGTTGGATCAGCTAGCAGTTGGAACTTTGGTTGCTCTTCAAGTCTTACAGGTTCCCATCCTTCACGCAATTTAGCGCTTAAGTTACGGGGATCTGCATTATTTAAAGTTGCAACCCTAATCCATCTATACGCAAAGCCAGCCTGTTTGTCAGGTTCGGGAAGTAACTCTGGTTGCTGCCACTGCATTGGGCGCTCGCTCATTACTCTGGTTTCTACTTCACGGTCAATTCGTTTCTCAGCCATGTTAGGCCTCCAATTTTAAAAGTTCACGGACGTACTGCTCTGGGGTAAGACCAAGCTTTTTCGCTATCGCAACCTGCGATGTCTTTAGCTTGACTTTTTTAGATGCGGTCGATCTAGTTGCCGGAGCTACTACCGTTTTGGGTTTTGCTTTAGGAGCGTCTTCCTTTTGCTCTTCCACAACTTCTTCAGATTCCTCAAAATTCTCTGGGAACCGTCTTCGCATTGTTTTGTCNAACGTTGCGTAATACTCATTAGAACCAATCTTCACACCCTGCCTTTTGAGCTTTTCGTGGAGTCCTAGCGCTGAAGCGGTCATCTCTTCGTCCTGTCCGAACCAAGGATTACTTTCTTGCCATTCCACTACTTTGTCATCTAAACGAGGTGCAGTTTGATGCTGATGTTGTATTTGTACATCAAATTTTTCTTCTTGTAAAGGCTGAGGATTAAAGTTCTTTACTTGCTCCTCTTTTAGTGCTGCCTTTGCAATAGCTTGTTGAGCATCAACCATAGCATCTGAATCGCCAGACTCATATGCATCTTTGTATGCNTTTTTAGCCATTTTTAACTGCAATTTGGCTGAATCCTTAATTGCTTCTTTATATTCCTCTTGTCCGCTATTAATCATAGCCTTCATTCGGTTATTGTCTTGCAATAAGCGTTGGGCAGCATCAATAGCTGCTTGGCGCTCCCTTTCGGCTTCATCAGCACGGCGGCGCTCGTCGTTCCAGACACGCTTCATCTGGATCATCTTATCTTTAGCGTCTTTGCTATATTTGTCTAATTCGTCAACTTCTACTTCCAGAGCTTTGACTTTAGCTGGATCAGCAGGTTTGCGTCCACGGTCTTCTTCTGGTGTATCGTCTTCAATTTCGATTTCTAAAGTATCTTCAACTTTTTCGTCTGGAAATTGAAATTCTTCTTCTTTAAATTCTGCCATGTCTTGGCTCCTTAAATGAATTTACGTTGAATTCCACGGGGATCTTGAACTACAGCTTCCACGGAGTCATCATTAATGATCCTGAATTCACGGTCNTGAATTACAAGTCTGGTTCCTGCATTTGGGCGTACTAGAATGAAATCACCCTGTTTGCACCAAGGCCCATTAGGAAAGCGGGCTTTATCGGCATAACAGTCATCACCCATATCAACAACAAAAAGCACTGTTGATAAAAGCTCGTCATGTCTGCGAGTTTCGTCTGACTTAATAATGCCGCTGTCAAACGCTTCATCTGCCTCCGGAATGGCGCATAGTATGCGATATCCCTTTGGTTGTGGCAGTTGACGTGCTCTTTCTTCTGCCTCTTTGTTTAGCACTGCAGCTAAGTCTACTGCTTTGCTAAGGTCTAGCTTACTCATCGTCTTGAGTCTCCATCTTTTGTTTGAGGTCTAATATTTCCTGCTTTGCAAAGAGCAGACCTCGAATCTCTCCACAAATTCTTTGATANTCAGGGTAATCTTTGGCTTGTCCGCCACCCAACCATTCTGTAAGTTTTTGCACTTTTTTGTTTAGTTCGTCCACTAAAACATCAGATGCATCCATTATTTACCTTTCTTTGTACCCTCTGTAGGCTTTTGTTGTGCTGCAAATNCTAACTGGTTAGTTTGTTGCTCTGCAGCATGATTCAATTGTTGACTTTGTTTAGTCGATTCATGTAAATGCTTTTCGCTTTGCAACTCTTTTTCATGGTCTAAGTCTGACACATATTTCAGCATATCAGCCGTCATCTTTGCTTTCTCTTGGTCTTGATTAGCTTGGATTTGGGCTTGGGTTTTAGCAGTTTCTAATTGAACTTGAGCATCAATACGGTGNTGCTCAATTTGCAACTGTTGTTGCCTAATTTGAATATCTGCTTGGTCTTTTGCAGCCTTGCGTTGTTGCTCGGCTTGTTTGATCTGCAACTCTTGTTGTTGCATTTGAATCAATGGGTCTTGNGCTTGCTGTTGGGCTTGTTGCTGACCAACTTCTGCTTTGTTCATTTGCAATAGACGTTGGGCTGCTTGTGCCAATAATGGGGCAAGTTTAGCTTCAACTTCTGGATCCATATTAATATCTTCGCCAGCCATATCTACTGTTGGTGGCAATTCTACGCCAAGTTGTTTTTCAATCTCTACACGGTATTGGAACCCTAAATGCTCGTTAATATGAGACATCATTGCAGCCTGAATTTGCTGTGCTTGTGGATTATTTTGTAGCAACATTGCAATCTTAGGATCTTGCATCGCTGACATATGTACTGTGATGTGAGCCGTATGATCTTGGTACTGAAAAGCCTTAACTGGTTTAATCATCAAGATAGATTGATTTTCAGTTACCGGATCTTTTGGCTTCATGTCTTCTGGTAATGGAATTAACTTGTATGCTTCTTTAATTCCCAGAACATCTAGCATCTGGCGATACATCAATGGCATATTAAACAGGTTTGGAGACTGTTGAGCCAACTGCATAGCCGCTTGATACTGGACAATCTTCTGCGCCATTGTAGAGGCGTTAGGATCGCTTACTGGAATAACGTCTGTACTCTCATAGTCAGAACGTTTAGCCATTCGACTGCCAATAACTGGCTCATACTTATAGTCTTCTGGAGCGTTGTCAGCAATGATGCGCTTGAGTAATTTTAATTCTTGCTTCAAACTAAAGTGAACACGGGCTTGAACTGCAGACATTACCTTAAGGGTGCGCTCCAAAATAGCAAGTGTTGTTCCAACGGGAGCATTGGCAGACATATCAGAAAGATTTAAGTCTGCTGTGTTAGCAAAGCGACGTCCTTCTTCTACGATCTGCCCTAACAACGCCATTAGTACTTGGCTAGGCTCCTTGTAGGGTAAAGGCATGATATTGTCACGCATGGCGCCGGACGGTACGTCAACGTCCCGAAACTCTCCGGGGGCAATTGGGGTATCGTCACCTTTAATCCGTAATCCACGGGTTTTGAATCCGCCGGGTAGGTTGGCAAGTGAACCCGCATCGACCAATTGGCGGATGATTGAGGTTCCGCTCTTAGCATATGCNCCGATAAGGTGGATAAGACCAAAGCAATAAAAGCCAAAGCCCGGAATATAGCCATAATGGACAAATGCTTGTCGTTTNTGGTGTTTATCATCATTTTGTTCCCAGTTTCTGCGAATGGAAAGGATAGTATTAGTACCCTTTTCAATCGAAACGATATACGGCAACGCTACTCCGGTAGCATCTCCGTCTTCGTCTAGGTGTTCNTATCCGTCTAAGTCGAGATTAACGTGCATCTCCAAGACTTTGTAACGGTCGTCCGTTGTAGCTCTAAAGCCCAACTTCTCTGCAATCTTTTTCTCTACTTCATCGAGAACATTAGCTGGTTCACCCAACTCTACATCACGGTAAAAACCGGATACTTGTAATGAGCGCATTTCATTTTCAGTTTTACGCATTACATGTGTTACACGTTCTGCAGACTCAAGACTAGATGCGCCATAAGGCACTACCATGTCTTCTGCTGGAACATACATTGCTACTTGACGACCTAATTGGCTATCTTCGTAGACTTTTTTAAATGCATTACCTGCTAAACCCAAGCCCCATAAGAGACGTTCTGTCTCTGGGCGGTATTCGTGCATCACTTCGGTTAACTGGTAGTTCATGTCTTCTTGAACACGCTCTGCAGCCGCTTTAGTTTCTGGTGTTTCCTTACCAATCACCTTGGTTTTTACTGGACCCATTGCTGGGAAGATAGACATCATTGTCTCTGACTGGAATTTAACCAGCGCTTCGCTCAATAATGGATGGTAAACGCCACAAGCGCCTTCCCAAGGTTCGCTACGCTCTTCGATCTTCAGACCAAGTAGCTCTAAACCGTCAACATAAGTCTGAATCCAGTCTTTTCTAGCAGAAATGTCGCCTTCAAAATCAGATGTCAGGTCAGAAGCTAATGATACTAGGACTCTATCGTCTATTTCTTCTGCTAAGTTAGCATAAAAGTCTTCGTCTTTTTCTTTTGATGGTTCAATTTCAATTTCTAAACCATCCATTCCAATAGTTACGCCGTCTGGATTTTCAATTTCAATCTCTAACGGACTTTCCTGTTCAGCCAACTCATCAATTCCCATTGGGGCTTGGTATAGA